CTACTACGCGTGCACCTTGCCTCATTTGCCCATCAATCAAAAAGTTGAGGGTAACGTTCAAGGCCAACGCGGCATTGAAATACACATACGTAAGCATGTTGCTTACCGTAAGGTTAACCGTGGCGGCAGGGGTCAGTATCTGCTCGTCTGCAAGGCCATAAGGCCAGTTCAGGGTTTTATCTATTTGTGCCATGGGCTTATTGTGCGATTAACGCGTTTAGGGTGGAGTCTTTTATTTCAGTGCCGTGCTTGGCTTTCCACAACACTTTAATGTTGTCGGCACCAAGGCTTTTCAGCGTGCCTTCTTTGGCGTGCAGGTCATACAGTTTCACCTGCTCGGCTTTAGATTTTGGCAAATCTTCCGCGCTCAGTTGCGGAATCACACTGGTGTAGGCTTGCATGCTATCCAGCAATGATTTTACAGATTGATAGCCTTCTTCGGTTTGGCTGGCGAGCTTCAAAAAGTTTTCTTTTTGTGCAGCCACAATTTTTTTGGAGGCAAGCGCACCTTCTACCAAGGCCGTTGCTTTGTCAGCAATGGCCGCAGTTTTGGCGGTGGCCAATTCACTTGTCAGGCGCAAAATCTCTGCATCCTTTACAGAGAGTGCTTGTTCTTTGGCACTGAGCTGGCTGTTAAGGGTTACCACAGCCTCGGCCACCAAGTCCTCGTTGGATGCTTCGCTGAGTGTAACCAACTTACTGCCGTTCAATGCAGCGATCACTTTTTTCATGGTTGGTTGGGTTTTGTTTGAGTTGAAAAAATTCTGGAGTTCAGTGGGATCGTTCTTACCGTTCAATACAATCGTGAAGCCTTCGTGGCTCAGCTTGCAACAGTTGGGGTTAGAGCCCAGATCAGTAATAGAAACTTCACGCAGTCTCCACTTGGTAACAGTGGGCAACAGTTGACCGGGCAACATCATCGATGGGTCTTCGCTCCACTCGATCGCTTCAAAGCCGATGCTGGCCATGTTGAAAATACCTTTTTCGTATTTGGCAGCAACCTTTGACGCGAACTCGTCATCCATATCAAAGTTGGGCGTGGCAATCAACTTGCTACCCATGCGCTGTAAATCTTGCATGGTGCCAATTGGCAGAATAATGTCTTGCTCATTTTTGCCAGACCTGCGCGTATGGTCGTAGAGCATGATTGGATTTTTCAGATAGTCAGTGTAATCGCCACCGTCCGTCATGACACGGAATCCGTTGTCGTTCACCACGCTATCATCTGTAATTACAATCGGCTTTGCCATTGCTTTCTTTTTCGTTTAGCGATCGCAAAAGTGCAAGAGAAAGCAATGGTGATTTTGATTTTGAAAAGAGTGTCCTACCAAAATAATTGTATATACAACTATTGTTGTAATGTCTTTTTGCGCACACGCTTGCGCACCGTTCTTTCGCGCATTTTTGTGGCATGGCACGAATGACCAAAGGAGAGAGCGAGGCCGTACGCCAGCGGGGCTACGACCTCTATATGAACACCACCATGACGCTGCGCGACATAGCCGACAGCATTGGTGTAGGCTACGACACCGTGGGCGATTGGTGCGCGCGCTACAAGTGGAAACAAAGCAAAGCAGCCAACAGCATCACCCGCGAAAAAAACGTGAGCATGATGCTGGTGCAAATCAATACGCTGCTCACCGAAGTAAACGAGCGCGACAAAAAGTACCCCACCGCAGCCGAGGCTGATACCATTACCAAACTCACCAACAACATTCGCGCACTCAGCAGCCGCACCAGCTTGCCCGATTTCTTTAATGTGCAAACCGAGTTTTTAAAATACCTGCACACGGCCAACGATGCGCTGGCCAAGCAGGTGGCCGACTACAGCAAAGAGTTTTTACAAACCAAAGCACGCGAACTGGATAACTAATGAGCAAGCGCGCCAAACTGGAGAAAGACTTTGAAGCTCTTGTAAAACAAATCAAGAGCAGCACACCCGCAGAGGTAGGCGAAAACATCGCCAGCAAAAACGAGCGTGTGCAAAAACTACTGGCCGACCCGTTGGCCTTTTGCAAATACTATTTCCCCAAGTGGGCAAGCAGCGAGTTTGCCGACTTCCATAAAGATGCGGCCAAGGCCATACTCAACCATCCCGAAAAGAAAATGATACTTGCCTGGGCCATTGCCCGCAACATGAGCAAGACCACGTTCTTTCAAATGATCAGCATCTGGATGAACTGCCGCTACATCCACAAGATGGAGAAAGGCTACAGCACGGGTATCTGGATGAGCAAGACCTTTGACCAAGCAGTAAAATCATTGCGGGCTATTCGCTTGCAGTTCGAATACAACGAGCGTTTAAAAAGCGATTTCGGAGTGTTTAAAACCGTGAGCACGTGGGGCGATGATATGTTTATCACCACGCAAGGCATCAGTTGGTTTCCGTTGGGCAAAGGCCAAAGCCCACGCGGTGCCAAGAATGAAGAGATACGGCCAGACATACAGATCTGGGACGACTTTGACGATGACGAAGAGTGCCTCAACGACATTCGACTGGACAAAAGCTGGCGGTGGATGATGGATGCGTTGCTGCCTACACTTGACGTGAGCCAGAACGCTTTCATTGCGGCACTTAACAACATCATTGCGCCCAAAAGTTTGATGAGGCGGGTGATGGAGATTGCCGACTACACGGCCAAAATCAATTTGCTCGATGACAAAGGCAAGCCGCGCTGGAAGGCACGCCACAGCCTAGACGATTGCATGTGGATGATCAATAAGATCGGCACACTGGCCGCGCAGAAAGAATACTTTAACAACCCCATCAGCGAGGGCAAAGTGTTTAAGGCCGAGTGGCTGCAAGATAAGAAGATGACGAGCGGCTATACTGCTTTGATCGCTTACCTCGACCCATCCTTTAAATCAAAAAAGAATGCCGACCACAAAGCCCTTGTATTGTTAGGTTTGAAAGATGGCGAGTTCCACATCTTAAAAGTCTATTGCGACCGTGCCACCGTAGAAGACATGATCGAATGGCATTATGAGTTGGAAAAGTGGGTGAAGGCCAAAAACATGCTCTGCGAGTTTTGGATGGAAGAAGTATTTCTCCAAGACTTACTATATAAAGACTTTGCCGAAGTGGCCAAGCGCAAGGGCTGGCCGATAGGCGTGCAGGGCGACACACGCAAGAAGCCCGACAAAGACATGCGCATAGGTGCGATGGCTGGCTACTTCGAGCGCGGACAGATCTATTTTAACGAGGCCGAGAAAGACAACCACCACATGATTATGCTCAAGCAACAGATCATGCTCTTTCAACCCGGTAACACCGGAATAAAGAAAGACGGCCCCGATGCCCTAGAAGGCGCACTCTTTAAAATGATGGACAAAGTGCAGATGAGCGCACCGCAATCTTTCGGCAAACGCCAACGTGGCAAAAACATGTACTAGATATGAGTATTGAGACACAAGATATGAGACCGATTACACCTATAAGACGATTTCTGGTTTATCAGTTAGCCGCATCCGGTAAAAACTGTGAACTAACCAAAGAGGTGAAGCAACTCTATCTCGCAGTTCTCAAATCTCAAATCTTAAATCTCAAATCTTAAATCATTATGCCATTCCTAACCGACCCCGACTACCTCGACCAGATCAAAGCATCTCAGCTCACCACCCTAACGGATGGCGTTACCAGCGTACGCCTAACTGCCGAGGCCGCTGCCGAGGCACAAATGCGAAGCAGGTTGGCCGTGCGCTATGCCGTAGACAGCATCTTTAGCGCAACAGGCAACAGCCGCAATGCCGAGGTGGTAATGTACATGGTAGACATGGTGCTTTACCACCTCCACAGCCGTATCAACCCGGGGCAGGTGCCAGAGCTGCGCAAAGAACGGTATGCCGATGCGCTGGATTGGCTCAACAAAGTAAGTGCTGGCGACTTTCTGCCCGACCTGCCCAAAGTGGGCGATGCAGACGGGGACGGTGTAGATGACAAAAACGTGGTGCAATGGGGTGGAAGACCCGCCAGAAATCCATATTTCTGACCAAATCACCCTATCCTTTGTAGATGGATTGGGTGAGGTAGTGTTTAACACCCCTTTAACATCGCCCAGAAAAAGACTTGGGCGGCAAAATGAAGTAGAACTAGATTAAAATATTTAGAGCCTTTAAATCAAAGAAAAATGGCCAAAGAGCAAAAAGCAGGGAGAAGCAAAGCAACCACCGAAACCAACGTGGTGGTAAACAACATCAAAATAGGACAGCTTCAGCGCGGAAATCAGAGCGTGCAAACTTGGTTTGCCAACCTCAAGGCTGCGGAAAGTACCCTTAACCCCAACCGGAAGCAACTTTACCAGACTTACCTAGATGTGGCGATCGACCTTCATGTTGATTCCGTTATGGACAAAAGGATAAGGGCTGTAAAGACTACGCCTTTTGAATGGGTGGGCTTAGAAAACGATTTGATAATAAAGAATTTTAAAAGCCCTTGGTTTAGCGAGATGCTCAGCTTGATCCAGTCGAGGATATTTTATGGCACTACCCTGGCTGAAATTCAACTTGGTCAAGATGCGCTTATCTCCGATGTTCTGTTAGTACCACGCCAAAACGTCAAGCCCGAAAAAGGAATCATATCGTTAGACGGCAACTCAGACAATGGCATTAAGTACAAAGAGGGGCAATACATAAACTACATTCTTCAGATTGGTAGGAATGATGATTTAGGTAAGCTAGCAAAGATTGCTCCCTATGTCCTGATGAAGCGCGTCAACCTTGCAGACTTCACCAGGTACAATGAAATGTTTGGTATGCCTTTAAGGGTATACGAATACGATCCTTTAAAGGATGGTGCACGCGAAGAAGTTGAGAGGCAAGCGGAAGAATACGGAAGTGCCGCATACATTGTATTGCCAAAAGGAAGTGGCACTGTTGAGTTTCACGACAGCGTAAAGCAATCGACCGCCTATGCATACGATAAACTTCATAACATTTTAAACGATGAGATAACCATTGGTGTGTTGGGCCAGCTGCTCACAACAGGCGGTGAAGGCGGTGGAAGCTATGCATTGGGCAACATCCACAAAGCGGTAGAGGGCGGAATCAACTTGGAGGATCGGTTGACCGCAGAGTACATCATTAACTATCCATTCAAAAACAACATCCTTATTCCCCACGGCTACCCCTTAAATGATTTTGAAGGCCGATTTAAAACATCTGAAGAAATCAACAAAGAGACAAAGCTGAAGTTGTGGATCGAGCTGTATAAATCAGGAGCTCCCATAGCCGAAGAAGATTTCTATAAGGAGTTTGGAATTGAGCCTCCGGGCAGTAGGCCAGTAGTCGCGCATAGCAGCAATGCCATGCCAGATCCAGCTTCAACCGAAACACCTGTACCTGAAAAAAAAAAGGTAAAGCTTAGCTCGCTCAATGCTGAACTGGCCACCTTCTATGGCAACAAATGCAGCCACGACAAAAGCCCGATGCGCGTAACGCTCGGCTACAAAAGCGAGCTGAACACGATAATCGACTCTATTATACAGCGGTTGAAAAGTGGCGAACTGAAGGCGGGCGATGTAGACCCAAAGCTTTACAACCTAACAGCCGAAGAGCTGTGGACGGGCGTGCAAAAAGGGATTGGCGTAAAGCTGGAAGCGGCCAGCGGCACGGAGTACGCCATGCTTAAAGCGTTGCGCACCAATGTATATGTGTTCAGTGGCTTTAAGACCTACCAGTTTTTAAAGCAGGCCAGTGAGCTGCTGGTAGATGCTGATGGCAAGGTGAAAGCCTTTAGCACCTTCCGCGATGAAGTGCTGGCACTGAACAGCCAATACAACATTGAGTACCTGCGCACCGAGTACAACTATGCCATTGCCTCAAGTCGCATGGCTGGCAAGTGGGCGCAGTTTGAAGCCAACAAAAGCACGCTGCCGTTGCTTCAGTACGAAACCGTGGGCGATGCACGGGTGCGCGCTGCCCATGCTGCTCTGGATGGAATCATCAAACCCGTGGGAGATGATTTCTGGAATCAATACTTGCCGCCAAATTCTTGGAACTGTAGATGCACCGTGCGCCAGTTGGCCGAAGGCACCGTGAGCGATACTAAGCCCGAGAACTTGCCACAGCTTACTGAGATGTTTAAGACCAATGCAGGCAAGAGCAAAGTGATCTTCCCGCCCAGCCACCCGTATTATAATGTAGATGCAGGCGACCAGAAGAATGCGGATAAGAATTTTGATTTGCCAATACCTGATTAACAAAGGAACAATGCACTATCTGCAAGCTATAGCTAATCTTGAGAAACTTAAAAGTGAAATTGCTACCCTTGCGGGGAATGAGATGGTGAACTTTGCGTTGGACAATATCAAAGCAAGTAGTTGGCATGGTAAACCCTACAAACCTCGTAGCCCAAAAGCAAAACGCAACCGAGGCAGAAAACTATTGGTGGATTCGGGCGATGGTAGAAGAAGCATTTCATTTAAAGTAAGTGGCGACAAAATAATCTTTGAAGCTATTGACTACATGGTCTACAACAATGAAGGCTTTAAAGGAACAGTTCGCGTAGATGGCCACAAGCGAGCAACATATGACAATGTAAAAGTAGGTACAGGCACTTTCTCTGTGAAAACAAAAAAGGAAAGAACGCGGACTACGCGAGTGGCTCGGGTAACTCGTGGCAATGTGAAGGCTCACTCGCGCAAAATGGATTTACCTGAGCGTAGATTTTTTGGCAAAAGCAATGTGCTGGATGCAAGGTTGAACAAACTTATAAGGAACAAAATTATAAAAGCTGTATCATAAAACCCCCTATAAAAATGAAAAATCTATTGATTGTTTGGATGGTGCTATCGTTACTGGAAGTAGTGCGGCACTGGTATATCATAAAAAGAAAAAAGAAAAGCCCCAACAAGTTGGTGAGCTTTTTGGCGAGGGCAGCAGTGGCCATTTGCCTTGCA